AAAACTTTTTAAGACGAGGGAATAGGCCGACATATAGAACTGGACGCATTGGTTGGAAAAGTCGTATTACGCCGTCCCACATTCTGTTCTTGTACGCAGGCGAAAATTGATACCCATTGGGTTTAAAGCTAAAGTAATCGGCTAATTCCATACGAACACCGCTGTCTCCGGTAACCACCAGATGTACGGCATTCTTTATTTCTACGTTAAGTTCTTCCATATTATCACCTATTCATTATCAACTATAGTACTATTTATATAGAGTCTTACAGTTGTCGAAATGCCACCTCTTAGCCATAGCAGGTGTTGCTGTAGTTGAACAATGAGGACAAGTAAGTCTTTCGCGCTTCAAAGCCATTTTACTAGCATGAGCTTTGCGTTCTTCTGTCCAATTTTGATTTTTACCTAGATTAGTATTATCTCTATTAGCAAATTTACCAGAAGCCCACGCTTCTTTTAAACCCTGTTTATGTTTTTCAGGATTTACTCTAGAGCCAAATTCTTTTTGTTTTAAGGAATCTTTAAAGGGTAAAGAAGATTTTCTTCCCTTTTTCCAACCTGCTGGTATCTGTTCTTCAGGTTGTAGTAATTTTTCGGAATCACCATTAGTTATCCAAAATGTATTTGAAGTGGTATCTCCACCCCAAGAACGCAGTGCATCTTTAGGGATATCTGGTGTGGGAAAGTTTTTGAGGTCTTCGGCAAAATCGCCGGTGAATGTATAAATAGCCATGCTGATTACTCCTTATTAGTATTAGTGTCGGTGGGAATTGCAGTTCCGCGATCGACATCTTTATTTATACTATCAAGTATTTCTTTTGCAAGCACATCTACATCCTTACCGTCAACGTAACCACGTTCAATAAGAAATTCAGCTTTACGCTTAGCTTCTTCTTCCGTCATTAATATTCGCCATGTTGGAATTTGAGCACTGCGATCATGTTATTAATAATGAAGTTTCTGCTATGAATAGTCTTCACAACATCTTCGAGATAATCAGCGTTTGCTGTGTGATAGTCAATCTTTAGACTTAAACGTATAATATCAGGATCAGCTTGCAAATGCTTATCGAGATCTTGTCTAATGATTTTCTTTTGTTGAGGTTTCCATCCACGTTCCCGTAGATCTTCTTCAGCCATAGAACCATCAAGCCATTCGCGTTTAGCAAGCTCAAGTTCTTTGTAATCATAACGAAGCTTCTTTACTTTCAAAGCTTCCTTATAATATAAGGTATAGTATTTGTTGTGCAATTGTGGAATCTTCTTAGCTTCACCGCCAAGATTAGATTCATCGATTTTTGCATCCTCAGCCCATATAGCGCTAATATCATCAGTACTCATTATACAGTTATCCTCAAGTGTGGTACGTTTTATAATATATTATAATACAGTTTTGAGAGAATGTCAACTAATTTTTTTGAACGTCATATTAGTATAACGGAATGTAACACTAACTTCGGGTGGAATAACATCAGTATTTGTAACATCGAGGGGAATGCCAGTTAAAGATGTTGGAAAAGCCTCAGTGAAAGTAAACTCAATATTTCCATTACGAGAACTATTTTCTACTACTATAGATATATCTGATCGTGAGCCTTCTTTGGATGCTATCAAATCTGTTCTTTGTTTTGAAGTTTCAGGATTACCCAGCCCTTCCATCCATTTGAGAATCTCATTATAGTTTTCCATGTTCTCATCTACTATAAAAGATAGGTCAAGATCTGCATATTCAATTCTATCACCAGTCTGATAGATCTTATGAATAGGAGACAATTGCTCCGGCGCGCTCATACTAAGACCAGGAATATTGACTCTTTGTGTAAAGAACTCAACATTGGGAAGTCTATCTATAATGACCTTAAACGAGATCGGAGATAAATAATTTGTAATCATACGAAAATTCCTATTGACATTTATTTCAGCTTATGGTACTATTTATAAATACTTCGCAGAATCACTGCAGAAGTGCTTTCTACCGTCCTTTTATACGGACAATCAAAAATAAAATGAAATTAAATCAAATTAACTGTTGACATTTGCTTAAAAGCAGTGTAGAATGGTATTATAAATTGTTATGGAGATTAAGCTTTGGCTGAAGACTTTAGAATATTAACGGCACGACAGCACGTTCGTGAACGTATTGGTATGTACATGGGTTCGTCCTCCAAAGAGGAAATTGAACGCTTTGTTATGGGTGAGTGGAAAAAAGCAGACTACGTTCCAGCACTATCTAAAATGGTTGATGAAATTCTTGATAACTCAATTGATGAAGCTATTCGAACTAAATTCAAATATGCTAATAAGATTGATGTATCAGTAAAGAATGGCGTCGTGGTTGTTACAGATAATGGTCGTGGTATTCCACAAGATGAAATCTTTGATGAAGCATCGGGTGACAAGATACTTCGCCCAGTAGCTGCTTGGACACGAGTTAATGCTGGTACATCGTTCGATGATGAACGTGTTACTATTGGTACTAACGGTGTTGGTTCAGCAGCGACTAACTTCCTTTCCTCTAAATTTGTTGGTAAGACTTGGTCAGCCGGTAAACGCGTTGAAGTTCGATGCAAAAACGGCGGTGACTCAGTTGACGTTCAAATTAAGCAAGGCATTGAAGGTTCTGGTACTGAAGTTTCATTCGTACCTGATTATACATTATTTGAAATAGATGATCTTGATTCTTTAGATACAGTATCTCTTATTGAAGATCGTATGATTAGTCTTCAAATGGCTTTCCCTGAAATTGCATTCTCATTTAATAAGCGTAGAATTAAGGTCAATGATCTTAAGAAATATGCTAAGTTATTTGTTGGTGATGAAGGCGAATTTATTGTTGAGAAATCTGAAGATCTTGCTTTCTTTTATGCTCCCTCTGAAGATGGCTTTCGTTCTAATTCATTCGTGAATGGTGTGAACACTCGTCAAGGTGGTACATATGTCGACTTCCTTACGAATGCCGTATTAGAAGATCTTGGTGCAATGATTAAGCGTAAGCACAAAATTGAAGTTGCTAAGTCAACTATTAAGAATGGTCTTACGTTTGTAATGTTTGCAAGGAACTTTACGAATCCAAAGTTTGATTCACAAACAAAAGAACGTTTAACGAATCCAATGAGTAATGTTCGTGAACACGCACTTGCTGCTGGTATTAAGGAGTCTGATGCAATCGCTCGTAAGATCCTTAATAGTCCTACAATCATTGATCCTATTATTGAAGCTCAGCTTGCAAAGAAAATTGCAGCCGATCGTCGAGCCGCTACACTTGCTCAAAAGAAACTTCGTAAAGTAAAGGTAGCAAAACACATTTCAGCTAACCGTGATGATGCCACTCTTAAAATTGTAGAGGGTGATTCAGCTATGGGTTTCTTGCTGAAGGTACGTGATCCTAATAAGGTTGGTGCTTACCCACTACGTGGTGTAATCATGAACACATGGGACATGAAACCAGCTGATGTTCTTAAGAATAAAGAATTATCAGAATTAATATCAGTTCTTGGATTAGATATTACAAATCCAAATAGCGTTGACTATATGACATATAAGCATATCGCAATTCTAACTGATGCTGACCACGATGGTATTGGACACATTAGTCCATTGCTTATCGCTTTCTTCTACAAGTTTTGGCCTCGTCTATTACTTGAAAAGAAAGTCAAGATTACTCGTACTCCAATCATGATTTCATCTAAAGCAAAAGATGTTAAGTGGTTCTATGCATATGAAGAAGCGAGTAAATTTAAATCAGACCAAGCCGGATGGAAACATAGATACATCAAAGGTCTTGGTTCACTTCAAGAAGACGAATATAGTACCATCATTAATGAACCAGTGTATGACACAGTTACTGTTGACGACGCTAAGACATTTGAAATGATGTTTGGCAGGGATAGTCAACTTCGTAAAGATTACATGATGGCATAAGGAGAAACAAAATGGAAATTAGAGAACAAATTTTAGAATCACTGAAGTCTCATGCTGTTGGTAAGATCAATAAGCATAAGATGAATGTGGAAGTATACCTCACTAACCCAGCTGGTATTGGTGAACACCCAGATGTAATGGAAGCTATTGAAGCTGAACTTAAAATCATTGCAGAATATGAAGAACAATTGGAAGTAATTAACAAATACTTTTAAATAGAGGCTTTCGTTATGAATGAGAAAGAACTGAAATATTACTTTGATATATTCAAAGCTTTCCAAGCTCCCATATTAGATGAGGAAATGGCTGAGCGTAGACAATATGGTATTCGTGCCTTCTCGTCTACTCAAGGCTGGTTCTTTGATAACACATGGAGAGTTGTGGGTATTACCCAAGATGCTCTTGATGCTTTTAAGGCTGTTGACTTTGATAGGATTCCAACTCGTAAAGATCCAGTTGCAGTCGAAAGAGCTCACATCAAACAAAGAGCTATATGGCTAGACTTTTTATTCGAAAGAGAATGGGAAGATATGAATCAGTGGTGGAAATTTATCCATGATAACGACCGTGTGGTCCTAGCCACTACTCAGGAAAATAAGCTATCAGATCAAATGGGTGTATCCTTACAGGTAGCATATGACATTCCTGATAACGGAGAATACTTCCAAACCAATTATATTGGCTGTAAATACCGTAAAAAGGTAGAAAAAGTTTTGCTTGAGAGCTTTATTTAGTTGACATTCGGCAAAATGCATGGTATAATGGTACTATAAATTAAAGGAATCACTTATAAAATGAGCTTAGATCAATTTATTACTGAAGACAATAAGACCTCACTGGGTGAATACCCTATAAGTCAAGTAGCTTCTAACGAGTGGAAATCTTTCGCAATGTATACTGTGGAATCCCGAGCGATTCCCAATATGATCGATGGATTAAAGCCGGTTCAAAGATTCTACTTGTACTCGTCACTTATCAACTCGAAGAGAGACTTCAAGAAAGTTTCTGCCGTGGCTGGTATCATTAGTGACTATGGGTATAACCATGGTGAGGCAAGTGCAGCGGGAGCAGGTCAATTGATGGCCGCGACGTGGAACAACAATATCTGCTTAGTCGAAGGCCGAGGATCATTTGGTACTCGACTTATCCAAGAAGCAGGTGCTCCACGATATGTATATACTCGGTTGAGTGAAAACTTTGAGAAGTACATACGCGACATTGACCTTGCTCCCGCCCATGAGGATCCGGAACATGAACCACCTTCGTTCTATGTACCTGTAATCCCGTTAGTGTTGGCTAATGGTACTAAAGGTATTGCAACAGGGTTTGCTACAAACATCCTACCGCGAAGTAAAGAAGGTCTCTCAAAAGCAGTGACTGAATATATTACTACCGGTGATATTAAGAATCGTATTCCAATATCCTTCCCAGACTTTAAAGGCAAGGTCGTGTGGGATACTGCACAAGAACGTTATAATATCCTAGGTGTCTATGAAAAGAAATCAAAGACAGTGATGGAGATTACTGAAGTACCGTACGGTTTTGATCGAGAGTCTTATGTAAAGATTCTAGATAAGCTTGAAGACGAAGGTGATATAGTATCCTATGAAGATCTTTGTGATAAGACTGGTTTCTCCTTTGAAGTCAAGCTTAAGCAAAATACTTCCGCTAATTGGAATGATGAAAAAATCATTCGTAAGTTTAAACTCAGTAAGCCTGCTTCAGAAAATATTACTGTTATTGATTACGACGGTAAGCTTCGTGAATATGAAGATGAACGAGATCTGGTTAAACACTTCTGTGATTATCGCCTTGGGATACTACATAAGCGAATCGAACTTCGTAAGACTGAGGCCTCAGAACTGGAGCGTTGGTTAAACATTAAGATGCAATTCATTCAATCGGTACTTGATGATAAGATTATATTCAAGAATCGTAAGAAGGCTGATGTTAGTAATCAAATCCTTGAGAATACTGATGCTATTGACTCTGATACTGATCGTTTACTGCGTATCAACATCATGAGTCTTACAGATGAAATGGTAAAGGAACTACTAAGGGAAATTAAAACTGCTCACACAGAGCTAAGTTTCTGGAGTAAGGAAACCCCAACCAACCAATTCGTATTAGATCTAAAAGGAATTTAACATGAATCTAAAGTATAAGATGTATATCTTTGCTTACAATCAGCACCAACGTCGAAGAGATAAAAAATTGAACGTTGCTTGGGCTATTAATTTGTTCTATCCTAATAGCCCAGACCATTGCCTTGAGGTTTGGGTTGAAAGAACCCTCAGTTCAAGGCGCAAGAAATGAGGGTTGAAGTATCAGATCTGGATATTACATTAACGACAAACTTTGTTAACTTTTGTTGTGATGAATTGAATGTATTTCCGAGCTTAATATCGGTTGAAGGATGGGAATCTTCATTTTTAGATGGAGCAACCGGTCTTTGTTATGAAGTAAATTGTAAAGATGAATACTTAATTATGGTTTCAAAGAGTGATAGGAATATTACTGAGATATACGATACAATTGCTCATGAGATGATTCATGTAAAACAGTTTATGAAGGATAACCTTAATAAGAGTTTGTGCAAAAGACACAGACCAGTATACCAGGAGCGTTGGTGGGAGCTTGAAGCCAATCAAAATAGTTATGAATTGGTGAAAAAATATGTTGACATTCTCTGGGATGCAGCTTAAAATAGAAATATAAATTGACTTACTAAAGGATATTGTTATGTTAGAAAAAATGAAAGACTTCGCTTATGGTGCTGGTTTTATTATCGTGGTAGTTGGTTCTATCCTCGGCGTATATGAACTAGGTGAAATGGTTGGCTTATCAAGAGATAATGTTTTCGCTATGATTGCCGTTCCATTCTTTATCTATTTCTCATATGTGTTTGGTGGACTTACCCGCTCAGTATTTGGAAGTAAAAAGAGTTAAAATATAATGGATATACTAATAGCTAATCTAGTATTCTGGCCTTGTTGGATTGCTTTGTCTTTATTGCCACAAGCGATAATGCAGCACACAATTGATCAAGGTTGGATTGAATCCATTAAGCGCCCGTAGCTCAGCTGGATAGAGCAACGGTCTTCTAAACCGTAGGTCAGAGGTTCGAATCCTCTCGGGCGCGCCAACAATTTCACTAACACCGTAATAGAAAGGAAAACGTTATGGGTATTATTGAATATTTTGGTGCATTACTAGTGAGTGCATATGTAGTTTTAGTAGCGGCTTTTGTCGGATGGATGTTACCACGAGGCCGCCATCTTAAACTACTTCAAATGAAATTCTTAAGAGCTCTGCATAATTTCTTTGCAGATGAAGAAGAGTATATTGCTCACAAAGTAGAAAGGATCCGTAATGCAACAAACAAAAAAAGAACGTGATGAAATTATAGCACGAGTAGTTGCAGCTTCAAAGGAGCATACAGCAGAATTAAACGCTGGTCCAATGAAGCATACAATTGCAAAACGCAAACGATTAGAAGCAAAGAAAAGTAAACGTCGGTAAATAAATTATGAATTTTAAAGATATAAAGTTTGATAAGTTAGACGACTTTCCCTATGGAATAAATGCAATGTTATCCTTCGGTGACTATGACGTGAGTGTTATTCAAAACCCGATGTCATACGGAAACAAACAAGGCTTATATGAAATAGGTGTTTTTAAAGGTGAAGACATGGTAGAACTACCAGGTATTACAAATGAGAATGATACTATTGCTGGGTTCTTAACTCAAGACGCAGTAATGGTATTACTCAAAAAGATGTATACAATAACTGGTGTTCTACCCAATGAATTTAATTAGAGGAAAAATATGAAAGATAAAGATGTTGTAACAGTTGTAGCAGCTACCGGTGAATACGTTGGTAGAATGGTTAAAATTGACGAGACAGGTATTGTACTTGAAAAGCCAAGGTTGATTACTTACAATGAGGAAGGTATGGGATTTGCACAAGGTATTGCAATGACCGGTAATCCTGATCCTAAGGAAGTAACTATTTTGTCAGCAGTATTTGTTACTGAATGCAATGAAGAAATTGTCAAAGCGTGGCAAACAGCCACATCGGGGATTATCCTGTAAGGAAGGAATATGAAAATGCGTGCACGAGTACGTGAATTTACTAAGGAAGAATTGGAAAGAAGCAAAAGGATTTTTAAATCAGCAACGCCAAAGTATACCTTTGATTGGTATCTTAAATGGATTGCATCGCTTTTTGTTTTATCAGCTATGTCTATTCGTGGCGTTGTGGGTATGGAAGTTATAGATTTATCACTCTCCGTGATTGGAATCGCACTTTGGTTAGTAGTATCCTTCCTATGGAAAGACCGTGCACTGATTCTACTCAACGGAGTGGGATTAATGTTTCTTGTTAAAAATTTAGTTACATACTTGGTCGTTTAGACTATAAATATTATTTGAGATAACTGACTAGAGGAGAGTAAGATGGCTTACTCCGAAAAAGTAATTGATCATTACGAGAATCCTAGGAATGTTGGTAAATGGGATCCTGCTGATAATATTGGAACAGGTATGGTTGGAGCACCAGCATGCGGAGACGTAATGCGTTTACAAATTAAAGTAAAAGATGGTGTTATCGAAGATGCTAAATTTAAAACTTATGGATGTGGATCTGCCATTGCTTCAAGCTCTTTGCTTACTGAGTGGGTAAAGGGACAAACGTTAGAAGAAGCTGGTGCAATTAAAAATACAGATCTTGCAAATGAATTAGCTCTACCACCCGTTAAAATACACTGCTCTGTTTTGGCGGAAGATGCAATTAAAGCTGCAATAAAAGACTATAAAGAAAAGTCTTAGCTCTCGTGGTGGAATTGGTATACACAACAGACTTAAAATCTGTCGCCTAACAGCTTACCGGTTCGAGTCCGGTCGAGAGTACCAAACGTAGGGTTCTATTCCCCTCATTAAATAACTGACTAGATGGTGCCCAGGAGATAAATAGAATTGGCTGACATAGGGTTAGCCGAGTCGGAGATGATACAGTATATTATCACTAGTGACTTAACGAGCTCGAAAGAGCAGAAAACCCGTATATTAAGGAGAAGATTATGAAATCTTTATTTTTAATTTCGGTACTAGTAGTATTATCTGGTTGTAATACGATAGACTCTACGTATAATGGTGTTACAGACATTGTGCAAGGAGTTAAAGATGATGTTGTAGGTATTACTGCTGGTACTCTCGATAGCGTAAGTGGTGTTATCAGAGATACAGCCGAAAAGACCGATCCCGAGGGAACAACTGAGTAATATTACTCTTCGCCAAGGACGGCGACTTCTTCCACAACTCTTCTAATTCCTATCAGTCTTGAACCCGAATAAGCTTTTACATTTACTGAATCGTTTTGATTACCACCAAGAATGTTATATAATTTAGATCCATTATCTAACACGGTGGTACTTACGTAAAATCCAACATGGCCTTGCCACCCTTCATTACCTCTTTCAAATATCATGATATCGCCTTGTTGTGGCTCAACCACTTCTTCTCCATACTCTAAAAAACTTTTTGCCAAAAGATAATGCTCAGATACTGATTCTGATGTAGGTAGTTTATTTTCTAATAGTACCATATTAACAAATGCCGCACACCATTCGGTAGTGACTGGATCCACCCCCATAATCTCTTTAATAAGATCACGATGACGCGCTTCGTCCATGCCATAATAGTAATAGGCTTTGTGTGTTAGTGTTGTTTTTTGAGGGGCTAGCGGTTCTGGTTTGAACATGTCTCCTATGGTGCAGGAAGACATAACCAAAAGTAGCATTAGTGAATATAATGGTATAAAATATTTCATATGATCATAGTTATTGTGTTGCTATATCTATTTATACCAGTTGACACTAGTAGACAAGCATGTTATAATATAGTTAAACTATTGTGGAAATATGAATGGAAATTTTACTACTAGGCTTAATAATATATTTGGTCATTACAAATCTTAAAACTATTACTTACTTAGTAGGTGCTTTTGTAATGGTCTCGTTATTCTTATATTTTATTAGTATTTTTATTGCAGTTCATTCAGTAACGTATGTTTAAGATCTTCGTATTTTAGGACGAGGATATATACCACCTTCCCTAGGTCTTCTACCTTGACTCTGAGCTCTATCAAATCCCTTTGCATTAAAGAACCCTATCTTCGCGGTCGTACCCATAAGATCTACTGAATTATGTCTGCCATAGTATCGGTTTCTGTGAGATTGTAATAAATTTCTTTCAACATCATTATAAAAATCCATTTCGAGCCTGTAATAATGGTGCGAATTTGTAAACCAACCAGTACCGCCTTCAGCAGGCGGCATATCAGAAAAGCTTTTACCAGTAAGATCGATACCCGTTGCTGTAACTCCTGGAAAAATTGAGCCGCCTTCAAGTTCTTTAATCGGGTTATCTTTTGATTGATTCACTATAATTTCTTTAACCTGATTAGGAGTTGGCCATCGCCCAGTGTTGTAATAATATTTTGACATCTCGCATGCTGCCACTCCAGCAATAGAAGCAGTAGCGGCTGAAGTTCCGGTGAAGTATCCCCACTCACCATCAGCAAAGTTTCTCCCGCTTGGATATGCTGAATACGTGTCGTTTCCTCTGCCCATTATATCTACACCAGGGCCGCGAGAACTAGCATACTCAATTATAGGGTTTTTCATAGAGTTTTGAACTGCGCCAACATCTATAGATTTATCTCGTGAACACCCGTGCGGGCCAAAAGATCTGAACGGGTAAACCGTTAATCCTGTTCCTTCAGGCTCAAACTGGCCAGCAATAAATTCTGAATAGTACTGGAGGTCATTATCGCTGCTAGCGTAATTCATTCTGAAATATCTTTCGCCGTGCTCTATATGCATTGTTGAATTATCATGTGCCGGGTCGTCTCGTTTAACATATGTGCATCCAGTATTTCCTGCACACGCTAATACAACAATTCCAGCATCCCATGCAGCTTCGATTGCGTTTTTAAATGATGTATTCTCTTCCCTGCTCCAAGTTACTGCCCAAACCCAGGGTGCGTTAATCCCTTCATTACCTATTTCATCTAAATCTAATCTAAAGGGTGTAATATTCTTATCAGTAAAAGGTGTTAAATCATTTCCCCACCCGCCTTCAGGACGATTTGATGTTACACCATCGTGAGTTACTGATTCAATGCGGTCAACAGGACAAATCCATTCTTTATTAATAGTAAACTGAATAGGCATTATCATTACTGTTGGGTTAGGAACGCCAGTTGCTGGATTATTTGCTTTAGCGTTATGCCAACTAACGACATTGTTTATACATTGTATTGCATTACTTCCAGTACCAGCCTGAGTATTTGACCATTCAAAGATATGATGTAAGTTTGCTTTTTTAGCAAATCCTGCAATAGCGCCGCCAGCTACACTTAATGAGCCAATGGAGTGAGCACTAAACCAATTAGATTCCCCAAATGTTCCGCCACCTATAGAAGCTGTTTGATCATTAGGATCAAATGATTGGTCAGTAGTATTAGGCCAAGTTGTAGGAACCCATCTTGATACTGAAGTATTATCAGGGTCAGCAAAATCAGGATGTGGATCGGTATGATATTGATCCCAGTCAGTAATTTGAGTTCCGATAAAATTGCCACCAGCCTCTAAACTAACTATATCAACATTTTCACCGAAGAACATAGAAGTATATTCAACGTTTTCAAGAATGTCTGCGTCATCTCCATCAGGGTTAGTATCAGTATTACCTACTTGCGATTCGGGCTCAGGCATGACGTCAGTATCAGCATATAAAGCAAGAGGCATGTAATCTGCGCCAGGTGCATTATTGTTATCTAAAACAGTAAGAGGAGCTTCCGCCGTGGCATCGCCGTCTTGAGTTGCTGAGGCAGGTAATGAATATCCTATAGATGATGGTTCTGCCGGTTCATCTATATCAACAGATAAAACTCTAGAATCAGCGGCAAATGTATCTATATAAGATTCTTCAATTTTTAGAAGCAACAGATTAGGAAGAAATTCAAGAAGATCTACTAGTTCTACTGAATCATTATCAGCAAAAGATTCAACAAACTCGCTTTGATCTGTTCCAGGAACTAACGTAATATCAACAACGATCATGTGTTATCCCTCGAGTTGTATAAGTCTTAAAGTAATATCTATTGTGGTTGTTCCGCCACTATTGTTAGTAACCGCAACTGGGATATTTGTTGTTGGTGTGCTTTCATCATTGAATCCAAAAACGCCAGGAGTGAACTTAACTGTTCCGCTTTGAGTAAATACTGCTTCGGCAATAACACCAGCATTAGGAGCAGGATCAACACCTTGTGTTCTACCCGCGTTAATGTCAGCAGTTCTACTTGCGTTTGAATCATAAACTCTTATCCAACAAGCGTTATTTGCTGTTATTGAATATAATCCATAACTCTTAAATCCTGTTATGTCTATACTCGAATCTGTTGCTGCATCAGCCAAGGAACTTGAAGTTTCTGTAGTTGTATCGTTTCTTGTTGCTAATCCTTCATCACCACTTATCGTAACAGTATCTGTGCCATCGTCTGTTGTAATGGTTATATTGTCACCTGCAGCAATGTTAAGAGTATCTGTAGTTGTGTCTGCTGCAACAGTAGTTTGACCTGCAACTGCTATGTTACTAAACGCGTTTTGGTTAGCATCGCCTCCGCCACCACCGCCTCCTGAAGCGGCGATCGTAATACTATCTGAGTTAGCGTCTGTTGTAAGGGTTACGTTATTTCCAGCAACAAACGTGAGAGTATCTGTCTTAGCGTCTGCTTCAACGTCATTTTGCCCGCTTACTGATACGGTGGTAAACGCGTTTTGATTAACTTCACCGCTAACTCCTCCGCCACCAGCAATATCTTGTCCGCCCGGTGTTACACCGTCAGATAATCTTAAAGCTCCTGTAGTAGGGTTCCAAAAGATTTCGCCAGCTTTGCCGATATAGTCAGCAGGATCTGTCCCGCCCATTTTAGTAAGAAATGCTCTGTATGTATTAGCCATGAGATGCCTTTGATTTCCTGTTGTAAAGATGCATGTTTATTGAGTTATTTATAATAATACAAGAAACAGTTGACATTTACTTTGAACTGTTATATATTAGACGAAACTAACAAAGGAATATATAATGTTAATTGCATCAGTAATTATTGGAGTACTAGCAGGAGCGTTTGTTGGATCATATTTTTGGGAACCAATGACTGCTGAATACGAACTTGGATGTACAGCTTCTGGTCTCATGGGCATGATCGTAAGCATAGTTGTTTTTAGTTTATTAGGATTAATTTAAAAAACAGTTGACATTTGCTTCAAACTATTGTATAATAGATGTATATTAAGTTAATGGTGGGATAAACCGAGACGGCGAGATCGCAAGATTTAAGACCCACGATGGAGAACTGCTTTCGGGAGCAACTTTTGAACTACCGATATACTGTGTAGGAATCTGACGCCAAAGAAACAACCACCATTAGTTTAATTCTTTTATTATGAATTGATGAGCACATAAATCATGAAGTGGTTAGCTACAGCATTATTTTTATCGGCAGGTACTTTATTATCTCTTAATATAGAGATTTCCCGTTTTGGGTTTTTGTTGTTTTTGGCAGGACACGTTCTGTTGAGTTGGTATTTCTATAAAGAGAAAGACTGGGCAATGACTACTCAAAACGGATTTTTTATATTCATCGATGCATTAGGTATTTACCGTTGGTTTTTAATATAATAAGGATAAGATTAATATGGCACTAAAGTTTAGAGCAACATCAGGTGGGATCGAGAAAACAAATAAGAAAACTTCTATTGGTCGTGGTAGAGTAAAAATGGCTTCAATGAATAAATCAAAGAAGCGTTCATACAAAAAATATAGAGGACAGGGTTCATAATGAATCCCATATATGAAACGATCTCATTTCAAGGGAAAGTACATACCTAAAAATCCAGAAAAATATACTGGAAATATCAAGCAAATAATATACCGTAGCAGTTGGGAACGATTGTTTATGGTATATTGCGATAAGAAAGAGAATATTCTTAAATGGTCTAGTGAAGAGATCAAAATTCCATATATACACGAGGAAAAGAATAGAACATACTATCCAGATTTTTGGGTTGATATGATCGATAAGAATGGAAATCGTGTTGAGAAACTTGTTGAGATTAAACCACACTATCAGCGCACTATGAAAGTCAATAAGGCTAAATGGAGTGCGGCTACTAAATACTGCCAAGATAACGAAATGGAATTTTTAGTAATGACTGAAAAGGAGTTATTCTAATGAGAGTATTGAATAGGTGGAAAGGTAGAATCTTTCGTAAGCTTGTAAATTTTGCAGATCGTATTGATGTTTGGTTTAATAGTAAATTCAACGTTAATCTAAAACAAACGGCTTTAGAGTTATCTCAAGATAATATGCCAATGAGTCGTTTAGATAAAACAATCGGTGTGCACTTAGGTACTGTTCATGAAGACAAATAAGAGGTCTGCGCTTTAGGAGTCAAGGGTAGCGAATCCTGACTCCAAGGTGGCAGACCCACCTACGCCTAGCTATCAGCCGATACGGCTAACGGTCCTAGGTGATTCTATGATTCTGGTTTCCAAAGAGTCCAAGCACCATAACCAATCATGGCATATGCTACCAAACTTACTGGAGCGAGTAGCATAATAACACCACCGCCAATTAGTAAAGCTCCATCTAAAGATGTTCTTTCTTTTAATCTATTCTTAATAAAATCTATCATTTCTTTGTCTCCTTCTTTTGTTTAATGATCTTTGCTTTCTTGCCGTTCTCTAAACTTTTAATACGTAGTTCTAAAACGTTAATGCTGCTTTGAAGCTCATCAATCTTGTTAGTAATCTTGGGGTATTTCTTTCTCCAAGCATCTACTGGTTCTTGCAACCAAGTCCAACCCCAACGATCGACTAAGTAGTCTAATGTTCTGTCGAATAAGGCATAGCACCACAATCCTGCTCTAGTTCCTTTGAACCAAGCTAAGAATGCAGCACCAATTAATGCACCTGCTATTGCTGTATATATCCAGAGTCTATCTCCGAACATTTGTGATATTGTCTCAATCATCTAATTTCTCCGTATGTTTAACGTAGTTATTCATTCCGTGATCTACCGCTCCGTCGAGGATACCTGATCTCCAACCACGCCATTTATCTTTAACTGCTTGCCAATAAGTAAGTTTACGAACATTGCCATAGAAGTTAATGTATTGTAATGCGCCATGGTGTTTATATCCCATCAACCACAGTGGTACCCTAGTAACAAGATCATTGTTATTAACAAACCTTTTGTGTGGTGTTGAGATGGCTTTAACGAAACTGCGTGTACCGACTCTTGGTGATCCAAAAGTTGTAAGCTGTACTACGTTAGTATATTCCTCAAAGCGAGAAGTTGCTATAGTAGCCATTGCGGCTCCTAATGAATGACCAGTAACATATAAGTTTTTCTTGTCGTGTGTTAACTGATGCTTTGAAATTGCTCTCCATAATTTATCACATTCATTTCTAAAACCTGAATGAACTAAACCATTCGTCATCGCTCCACGAGGTATTGCATTTAAATCAGCTAGTAGGTCTGAGATCTCTTCTGGTTCTGTACCACGGTAACATACTACATAATCTTCTTTATTCCAGAAAACGTGAGCTTGTGCTCCATCGTCTTCGAAAAACTTGTGACCTGTAAAACCTAGTTCTTTTTTATGTGCCTTTGCTTCCTTTCCGTCAAGATACGCAATTTCAGAAAGACGTGCCATTTTATGACTTACGCTCATATTCTATTTCCTCGTTAAGTGTGTTTCATTAGAAAGGCTTTGTAGCCAATCTATCCTGTCGCTCCATCCTATTGTTAACTGGATGTAAAATAATACTACTAATATCATAAAGCTTATAGTATATATAACATTGATCAATGTTGTTCCAATCTTAATCCGCTAATGGATTATCTAATGCTCTTTGCAATTTCTTCATTAAATCGGTTTCTAGATTTTCTAAATCTCGTTCAACCTTTGATTCAAGTTCACTCATTCTTGCTGAGTTAGAATTTCTGAGAGCACCTGCTTTTTGATCGTAATCGTTTTGTAACGCATCACGCTTGTTTTCAAAACGCTCTTCCGCATTTTGAATAATATCTCTGATTTCGCCTTCTTGTTTTCTAAAGCTATCTTCGACGCGATCTACTTGTTTTTCAATACCCATAATATCATCACGTAATCCTGATTTAATATCACGAGTATATTCAATAGCTTCATCAATACGAGCTATTGATTCATCGAGCTTTAATATAACTTTATCGTTTTCAGCTTTGATTGCTTCTACATCAATACTCGATACAATTTCTTTCATTGCGCCATAATCGTCATATACTTTGAATGCTCCGTATAAGCCACCTAGTATAGTACTCAGTATAGCAAAAGCCGCACCTATAGTCGTGGGCGTCATTGTAAATCCAAATATCTCGAACTTTTTGTTCTTTAAGTTTTCGACCTCATTCTCAAAATTTTCAATTCCTTCTCCAAGATCTTTTTTGGCCATTGCCTTTCTCCAATTAATTTTCGAACTCTTCAGATTCACCGGATGCATTCAAACGTTTTAAGGCCTCAAGTTCTTGTTGTAGTTTTAGAACCTCAAGACGTTTTTTGCGTAATTCCAATTGATATAGAGAGTTACAGTTAATTCTTTCTTTTGGTTTATCGAGAGGAATAGTAATCCTAGCATAAACCCCTATATCTCGTTCGCTGCTTCTTGTTGGGTCGAAATTACCACCGCCAAACGGGCTTTGATAATTGTCTACCACGCCAGTTACTCCGAACTCTAAATTTGTTGCGCCACCAATCGAGTTTTTACAATCTAAATCACCGGCACGAATACTATCTTGGCCATAACTAGAACTCATTCCTGGGAGTGTTACTCCAATCCCACTACTATCGGCCAAAGATATAGTAGGATATATCAGAAAAGATATCATAATTGCCTTTGCATAGTTTTTCATCGTCTAACCTTCTTTTTCACCCTGGAACATATCCGTGAAGACACGGCAGTTCTCGTTAATTGCTCTTTCCGTAATTTAGATTGAGAACATATAAATTCAGCTTTATTCTTATCTTCGTCTCTGATGTATATGTCAAATGTTACCGTACTCAAATAAGGTATTTTAAATACTTTATAATTTGATACAAACGGCAACGGTTCCCACTCTTCGGTGAACACGCCTATTTCATAATACTCTACTTCTTGCCTTTTATTGAACATCGTCATTGTTAATTTCTGCAATCCGTCCATGAAAGAGGGTTTCATCTCTGGATAAGTTGGAACCATTTCATGAGCACGGACTACAGAAACCGACATAAGCACTAGCACAATTAATACATAACGTAACATTATTTAAAATCCTTTTTAGTCAGCTGCATACCAGAAACCTTACGGGCAACCACCAAACCTTCTACAAGTTGGGTCAGGATTTGTTGCTGGCGCAGATTGTCCAATAGAACTGCCTCCATTTCACTTAGCGATGCAATCAGCTTGTACTAAAGCGGTATAGTTACCACCTGGAAAAGCTTTTGAACCACCCATTGTAGCAACAGATGAAGTTTCAAACCAAGTAGAACCTGTGGCGGTTAGGTCATATCTATCAACCATACCAAGTTCAATTTTGCTTGTTTCATAAGCGCCCATAGTAGTAGCGTCAGAAACTGTTTTCACAGTTGTGTCACCAGTCCAATATACAACATCAGGAAGATTCGGCGAACTGGAAAAAGATTCCGGTGCTGTAATTTCTGCGTAGTATGCATCAGCTAATGATACATCGATACGAATAACAGCGTTGTCACCACCATCTGCTGATGCGGTTGTTAGTGTGTAGGCATTGGGGTTAGCATAAGTACCCGCAACATCTGTTTGAATGATACAACGCGACTGGACTGTTCCGTTAATTGGGGTGTCCTGAGCCTGCGCAATACCATTATGAGCGCCTAGTACTAAGACCAGTGCTCCAAGTTTAATTAAGTTATTTTTGAACATTTGCATGTCTCCTATTATTTTTCAGTTAAATTATATTGCTTATCAACCATTTGAGTATGAAGTAATTGCTGAGCCAATCCATTGCGTAGTCCTTTTTTACCATCAGACATACCTACATCTCTATAGACTAAGGTATCATTATAACTGCCGCCCGGTATATTCAAGGGCAAGTACGCGGTAGTAATTGCTGTTTGTGAGACAGCATTCATTTGATTAATCATATCGTTCTGAGCAAACAACGCTGCAGTATCTGCAACTGACATTGCTTTTTCTAAACGATACTTTCTTCTCTCGTCTTCTTTAGCTTCTGTATCTTCAGCTTCATTCTCTTCATCATTCTCATCATCTTCTGCCATGGCTGTATTGCGATCAAGGTCCACTGCTTCGTCATCAAAAACATTATAAACATCATCTAGTCCTATCTCTGGAATATCGGGAACAGGCAATTTATAGCCTGGACAGTTTGGATCAAACTGTGGATCAAAACAAGGAGTTACCTTGTACGTATATACGACGCTAGCGTCATCAACGCTTCCATTTCCTTCCACCTCGATACTTCCATCTCCCCATAACGCTCGGGGTAAATTTCCTACTGGTACAGCTTTTTGGATTCTTGTACCTGATAAAGATCCAGGCAGCCAGTCATCTCTTTCCCTAAAGATATAACCTTCACCCGCACCTTCTGCGAACTCATTCTGTACAAATACCGTAACCCACTCACCAGTTTCCTTTTGTATACGGTATGAATATATTACATTTTGTATATCTAATCCTGGGACTCCTTCAGGCAGCACATTACCCATCGACCATCTTAACGCTTGATCTGTGATAGCATTCCCCGTATAACCATAATACGGAGCTATGCTCTCAGAGTAAGAGTAAGAAGGCCAACAAGCCAGCGCCAATAAAAGGAGCTTTCTCTTCAACATTTCCTAATGGTCCCATCTTTTTTAATTCTTCTTCGGTCTGCTCAACGTGGGTCTCCCAACCAAGCTTTGCAGCTTCGCCGATTTGACCGTCGTACGGACATGGTGTGCCAGCATCCATCATAGCATCGAACACGCCTTTATCTTGGCACATTACTGATACTGCGGCAACTTTCATTCCCATGTCATATAGTACTTTTGCATTCTTTAATCTCTGGCAGTTTTCTTCTGTAAAAGTTCCTCCGCCCGAGATACCTAAAATTTGTGTTTGGATAGCAGCGCTCACTCCAATGGTACAGAGGTCGCTATTATTGCCTGTGTGAAATTGCGGTGCAATAGCACTAGGCGGTGGTTGAGTAATAGTTGTATTCATATTACCGTTACTTGTAATTGTACTATCAGTGCCTGATTTTGTACAAACGTAACCTTCCGGACATTCGGCATCTTGTGCCTGCGCCACATTTGCAAAGATCAATAACATTAAGCCAGCAGTGGCTATAGCGAAACTTCTCATCTCATATTTCTCCAGTGTATATAACTTCATAATTTTTTAACGCTTACAGGTTATTTATAAATTAAATCATCTTACATGATAAATAAGTAAGTATATTGTATATACTCAAGTACACTCTAATTAATAACACAATCTTAAAGGATGTAAGCAAATGAACACGAACGAATATGACGTCAAAGTACTTAAAGTAGTTGACGGTGATACTGTAGATGTAGACATTGATCTTGGCTTCGGTATTACACTAACAGATGAACGAGTACGAATTATGGGAATTGATACTCCCGAATCACGCACATCAGATAGAGTAGAAGATCTATTTGGAGAAGCGGCTAAGCTGAGATTAAAGCAGCTGATGAAAAAAGGTGGTAAGTTGATTACAACCGAAGACAGAAAAGGCGAAGACATGAAGGGCAAATTCGGTCGTATCCTTGGAGATTTTAAAGTAGAATACAACGGAGAAATGAAAAAAGTCACCGAAATAATGGCTGAAGAAGGTCATTGTGTACCATATTTTGGTGGATCTAAGGAAGAAACTCAAGCTGCTCATATGGTAAACCGTACGAGATTGCTTAAAGAAGGCCTAATTTCTCAAGCAAAATACGATAAAGCAGTCATTCAGATGGAAAAGAAAGCGGCTAAAGCGGCCAAAAAAGCAGCTAAAAAGTAATAAAAAAGGCCATTTATATAACAAAATGGTCTAAATAACTGTTGACATTCGTTCTAAAATGATGTATAATATACCTTTATTGATGATAAGGAACTACATTATGGATCGAATCACCATGAAGAAGAAAGCCAGTCTTGGCTATTTTGATACACGAGCTACAGATGATGTGTATAGAAAGGTTGGTAACTTCTCAAGGTTGACCATGTGGGTCGATGATTCTATGATTAAAGATGGTTTTTTATCTATAGAAGTTGTAGATAATAGTATGGTCCATGGAAGAAGCCCTCAGCGTGTTAAGAGGGTTCTTAATGTAGAGTTATCGGTAGGTGACTTTAAAAATGCATACCATATTGATATGACTCAACTTGACCATAGGTATGCTGGTCGTGGAATTGCTGCTAAAGCTTATCGTTATGCTATGAAAAAGCTTGGTGTTTGTTTTCAGGCTGGTACTGCTCAATCGCAAGGTGGTCGTAAAGTCTGGTTTGATCTAGCTCGAATGACTGATCTAGTTGTATGGGCACAAACCAAATATGGTAAGCCTGAAGTTGTAGAGACATGTGATTATGAACGTGAGGTTATACTTCCAAAGAAGGAAATATATGATTCAACTTCTTCACGTGAAATATATGTATTTGCTTCAGCTGCGTAGTTGACATATTTTAAAAAGTAGAATATAATATATTCTTAAGGTAGTAAAGGTTGGTCTATGAATATAGTTCAAGTGACCGGTGGTAAAGCTAAAGAGCGACAATTAATTGAAGAAGTCGCTTGTTGGTGTGTGCAAAAGCTCATGCCTCGTTACCGTACTCTAGACATTACTATTAAAATTAAAAATATTACAGGTGCATACGGGTATTGTGTAGAAGGAGATCACAATCGAGAGTTCTTTATAGAAATACAAAAGGGCTTAACACTTTATCATGTCATTAGCACTGTGTGCCATGAAATGATTCACGTAAGGCAATATGTTAAAGGTGAACTTGGTCATAGAACAGATGGAAGTCAATTGTGGAAAGCAGAACCAGAGCTTCCTCGCAATACACCTTATCGTAAACAGCCTTGGGAAATAGAAGCATTTGATCTAGAAGCTGAATTAGCTTTTGAATGTTTCGGAGAATTACAATACTCTTTTTAACATTTTATAAATACGTATGTTAAACTAAATCTAATAAGGAATTAAAAAATGTCGTCAGAAAATATAGAAGAATTATCTTTAGCTCGTCTTAACGAGTTGATGGACGAAGCTGGACACGATACTGTTGAATTATTAAGTTCTACTTACTTAGAGCTAAATGCTTCTGGCGAAGCTCAATACGAAGTTACTTACGATTCACCTGTAACTGGTGGTATTGTAACCACTCACGTATTTGCTGATATTGATTTGCAAGAAGACACGAGATTAATTTTTCAGCCAATTGCTGAAGGTGACTTGAATTTGCGTCGTACTCAAGAAGAAATTGACGCAGAATCTGCAGCTGTAGAATAATTAAGTACGTATAATACGTATTCTCTGCGACCAGCCTACGACCAACTTTTTCGGTCAAGAGCAATCTACGCGGAGCGGACCAGGTAGGTTAGGTTGTTAACTACTTGCATCTGTATCCTAGGTTAACAACCTATACCTATATTGCCCGTCGGTATAGGAATAAATCAAATGCGGATGGACCAAACAAAAGCCATTCACATAGGGCGGGCCTAATTTAATTGACTATATCTATGGAGACTTATGAAACCCACTAAAAGAAACATACTAGTAGTAGATGCTGGTGAAGATACGAAAACCACAGCCGGTGGTATTATTCTACAAACGAACGTTGAAACAGGATCTAAACCAGGATTTGTTGTAGCGGTTGGCCCTTTAGCAGAGCAAATTAAACCTAAGGACAAGGTTGCTCTAGATTGGAGTAAAGGAATGCCGATAACTCTTAATGGAGAAAAAGCTATACTGATAAATGAAGAATTTATTCTTGGCGTATACGATCTATAAGATATCGTAATAGAGAAATAGGGAAGCTATTGATTTAGCCTCCCTATTTTTTTGTATTCTTACTTTTTACCGCCGACGGCATCAGCAGCAAAGAAAGCTGAAACTAATACTGCGATTGATGCAAAGTATGTTGGTGCGATATCAGCTACTAATTTAGCCGCCGTATCTAATTGCAACCATGAAGTTAAAATAATCGCTAATGGATATACTAATAATCCAATCAATGAGAACCAAGCCATTTTACGAATAGCGTCTCGTTGGGCGTCTTTATCTTCTAAAGCTTTACGTTTAAATTCTAAGTGCATGGCCATTTCTTCAGCTGAAATGTGACCGTCGCCATTCACATCCATTTCTGCTGCAGCTTCGGCGTCAATTGTTGTCTTTGCCATTGTATTATTCTCCTAGTTATAATATGAAATTATTTACACATAACAAAGTTCGACTCAATGTAATATTTATAAATAGACTTAATACAAAGCTAATAGTCAATAGGAGACGAAGATGGCGATCAAAATATCAGGCAACATAATCATCAGTGATACGCGCAACCTAGAAAATATAACTGGTGTTGACGCACTCACGGCAAACACAATCAATTTCGCAATTGTAAACCAAACGTCAACAGTTGGATCGCAACTTGCTATCGTTAATTCAGCCGGTGTGACTATTAAATCACTCTATGCCGCGTCAGACGGTACAATTTAATAATCATTTATAAGTGAGGAATTGATATGGCCGTAAGAACCCCATGTTACATGGACAGCCAGGGCACAATAAGAGAATACGTAACCGCAGACGTCGAAGATCTAGCAGAAGTTATATCTGATTGGCACGGTACATTTACGCCAGTACGCTTAGAGGTTGGCGGAACTAATGGTGTTCTAATGCCAAACCAAAATTTTGAAGACACATATTTTATTGCTGGTGACGCTACAGCCCAGGCCGGTAGTTATGTTTCTGAAGCAGACACTCCAAGTGTTGAGACGGTTACAGATTACTATAATAATATAAGAATTGTTAATGACTACGCAGCATTGCCTACAACAGACACGAACAATTTTCAATACCCTTTATATTTAACGGCTGCTGGAGCAGGTGGAGATTCTGATCGAGAGCTCAGAGCAATGACACGCCAAGATTTTATCGATACATTTATCTTGCCAGGTTTAAATAAACTTGCTCAAGAAGACCACACTAATTTCTTGTCCGGTGGTAGATACTTCATATCAACAGCTACTTCGCTACCCTATGCAACTCGTGTTAGTGCTACGCCAGTGGCAGTTGATAGTAGAGCGGACACATCTGCATATCAATCTAGCCAGATACCTGAAACTAAAAAGCAGACGATCGACACTAATTATTATCTTTTCAAGAATACTCCTGATTTTGCTGATGGCGACACTAGTCTTATGTTCGAACGCATGCCAATATATTTTGATGCTGGTACAGAACAAATTCGTGGTCATGATTTAGACTCAATGGCAACCTTAGTATATCCGTTTTTGCAATACTACTTAGCTGGCGGCGATGCAAACTATACTATTGATTATAATCTCAATGGAGCTGGCACAACACAGGGCGACACGTATCAAAATACTTTTTTAAGTCCTACCGGTAGTGGATACTCTACAAGATTAGATGGTTCTACATATAGGACACAAAAGTTTCCAACTGGATCTGCAGTAACTAATTCTTCTTTTAACAAAAATCTAAAATTTACTTTTGGTTTAGCTGAAAATATAAACCTGTCGGGTACAACTGGATCTCCTGAGTCATTTGGTGGTTCTTCTCCATTACCGCAAGTTGGCAGCCCGTCAAATTGGGTTACTAACAACGGCTTTAATTTCTTAGCGGGAGGCAAAGTTGAAAAAACTGATTACAGAGACGTTGCAGCTCCTCAACTATATGCTACCGATCAATGGTGTAATGTTACCCCAGTACAAGACTATTGGATAAGATTTCTAGATGACACGGGAGCAACAATGTCAGGTACGGCTCGTGTTCCGGCAACAGGTGAAGATTACAATACCGCTACTGATTTTTGGAGAGTTACTCAAGACTTTTATGGCAACTACGCAACCTTAAAGATTGTAAGAAACAGTGTAATGGTATATCAACAACAATATCAACCACCATCTTCAGCGCAGGGCGTAACGCAGCTTACAACCGGTGGTAAAACATATTACCGAGGAACGTCACAAACGGGTTCTTCTTATACACAGAACTGGGCGATTTATCACGAAGAAAACCTTTCAGGTGCCACAAGAGTTACGGCAAATCAAGGTGACCAACTTGGTACTTGGCATCCTCTCGACGCCGATCGAGGGTTTCGTTATTTTAGTAGTTCATCTCCAGACTCTACTACGAGATTTATGCAAACTAAAGTTGAAATTGCTGATGATGCGTCGGGGAGTAATATTCTCGATTCTGGTTATTATAGAACAGTTTGGTCTGGCAGCTCGCAGGAGGTCAATCCAGGTTTAAACCAATTAACCGTTAACTCTGTTGCAGCGGGGCTTGGCACTCAATGCTCAGCTGAGTGGACAATTTCAAATAATGGTACAATTACAGCAGCCGGTCTCGGTGGTGGCGGTGGTCCAACTACAGTATCCGGGCAACCCCAAACGTGGCTCAACTATGGAACTGCTTCTGATTATGAAGTTAGATGGCAATTTACTTGGTTCCAATCTGGTGCTGGTGACTTTACATCTACTCTTGATGAAAACTCAGACGGCGTTTGGTATAACTTAGGGACTACGAGAACTTGGGCAATACAAGATAGTGGCAACAACATAAATCCGACTTCAGCATTTGGTACGGTGTCTATTAGAGAAGTTGGAACGACTGACGTTCTTGCTAGCTTCTACTGCTCTCTTTTATGCGATCAAGAACCATAAACAAGTAAACTTGATAAATATCAGGTAATACAATTAATACTAAAGGACAAACAAAATGGCTACAACAACTTACAGCGCATTTTTAACTAAACTGGGTGGTAACAACCCTGAAACTTATATAGGTCTCAAAGGCGAAATCTTTTGGAACCCAGATACTGGTGGGTTAAGATTATCTGATGGAGTTACTCCTGGCGGAAACGAAGTTACGCTCAGCGGTAATATTTCTAACGCTTTAACGCTTACTAATGATGAAACAATTACTGGTGCAGAGTTTGAAGCATTTACAAATCAAAGAATAATCAAAAAAGGCGCTGGTGCAAGTGTAACTACAACGGTTAATTTATTTCAACCAGCGGCGATTAACGTAGGTTCAGAGTGGACGATAGGCAACGCTTCTGCGTTTCCCTTAATTATTGATACTGGCACTCAGAATGTTCATGCATTAAATGGTAACTCAGCATTCGCAGTAGAAAATAATTTCGAGGTTTTGTCTGGTGGAATCGTAGATATTGTCTGTATAGACGATAACGCAGCCGGCGGAACTAGTACTACTCCTAACTATATAATTTATGGCTCTGGTCTAGTAAAGTTGGATCCCTAATATGAAACTTGGCAAAGGCATCAAAGGTGTTCACGGATTATACTTAGCGAGAACCGCGGGTGAAAATACTACGAACAAGCAGGCATTGCCTTATACAGGCAACCGTCTTTATAATACTCTATTTGAACACGGTAATTATCCAACCTGGACTGTCGGCAACGGTGTTTATGAAAGCAACGCTACTGAGATAGAAGGAACATTTGCACCTATAAGAAATTGGTTGCATTTTTCGCCGCTCTTTAACGATGGATACGGCTCTTTTGTTGGAAACTTCTTTTTAGAAAGATTTGATCCATACGAATTAGTAGGGTACGTCCCAGATGATGGTGATGCAAGAGTTATGAAAATGTATGGCTCAGGATATCTATGGGATAATGAGCATTATAGCAATGAAGACCCAACTAGAGCCAGCTTCTTTAATGGACATTCTGATGATCACGCTTTGTGCAAGCTTATAAGCAATACAACCCTGTCAACAATAGACGGCTCAACACAAATGAGTAACACAGGGCTTTGGATAAGATATGAATGGACACAGCGTGTTTACGTTCCTGTAACGGCAGCATCAATTACTGTTGGCGCAAGAGTAAAAATTAGCGCTGACGACAAATTAAGACCATTATCTTTTGCTGGTATTTCTACTACACAAGTAGACTCTTCTGATGAACGTCACGTTAACTATATCGCCATCGGCGCCAACAATCCAAGTTACACTTTACCGACTGGGACATTAACTGGCGATCAAGGAGAATATAATTGGAATGGACTAAGCGCACGACCAGACGATGAACCATCATCTCCTACTAATGGCACGCACACTCCCTATCATATGCAAGGCACTGCTCACGTGACTGAACAAGCTTTCTTAGATCAAGATAACTTTGAAGACTTTCAACTTATTGAATTTACGTTTGTTCCAGAAAGGTCAGTTGGCGAGACTTTTAATCACGTGAACTTTAATATTTTCTTTGCAGAAAACGCGTCTTATATGGATCCTGATTTAGAGGCTGCTGCTGAACTCACAGGTGGCTTCCAAGTATTTGATCCATATGTGAAGTTTAACTTCTAAGGAATAAGTAAATATGAGTATTGAACTAGTAAAACAATGGCAAGATAATCCAGATTCTGTAACGGCTGATCAAATAGACGAAGCTTTACAATCCATGAAGCTTTTGCTACCCACAGGTGCTAACCAATGTTTATTTGGTGCATTAAGTTCTATTAAAACTGGCTCACACTCTAATGTTGCTGTGCTAGTACAGAGATACGAAAAACAAACAGCCTGATCCACTTAAGAGATCCGCATTGGTTCATGCGTTAAAAGAATCGTATAATCCGAATAAGGAGAATTACGATGACTATAGAACTAACCTATAGAGGCGTGTCGTACACTAAGAAAGTTGCTAAAGCAGCTTCTGGTGTTAAAAAAGCCTCTAAATAATCACGGAAAGACCGCAGACATGGACGTCTTTTTCAAAAAACTTTCAATTATTTTACAAGCCGTTGTTTTCATTAGGAATTTAATTTGATTTAATTTCATTTTTTTGTTGACATTTGTTTTGAGATGATGTATAATATACATATAAATTAAACAAGAGGCTAAAATATGAAATATTCAATCTATCAAATCAAGCTAAGTAAGGCTCAGTATGACTTAATCAATGCTGAAGGTCATATGGCTGTTCCTGCTCATGTAGCTAAAATGGATATGACTATGGATTTCAGCGGTGACAAGATTGCTGATCAAGCCTCTGAAGCATGGGACAATGGTTACTACACCCACGTTTGTAATATTGTAGCTGAGAACCTTAACGAAGTGTTCCATATCGGTAACATCGGTCCAGAGGAAAGCATCGAACGTTTATCATCTATGCACTCAATCTCGGTTGCTGACGTGATCATCGACGAGACAGGTGAAATGGTGGTTGTATCCTCCTACGGTTTCAAAGCTTTTAACTCCAAATTAGAAAAGGCGGCTTAATTATGAACTTAGCTTATTGCGACGCTTTCGCATCTTTTATTCGAAAGGCTTTGGTATCCATCAAGCCAGAAGATCAACACTTTGATACGATCAATGGCCTCGTTGGTGGCGTCATGCTGGATCTTCATCCAACTGAAGGCTACTTCCAATCAACTCGAAAGACCATAGACTGTACAGATTCAAACGGTAAAGCCTACAGAATCACTGTAGAAGAGTTATAAGAAACATCTTTTTATAACAAAATGATCTAAAAAACAGTTGACATTTGTTCTCAAACCGAATATAATAGCTCTATAAATTGATAAAGGAACTTAAACATGAACGAACTTATTAAAGTAATTGGTAAAGCTGAGATGGCTGCTGAGCTAGCGGCAAAAGAATACATTGATCAGTACGGTGAAGGTATGTTTAATTGTGGTTTTGCTTGGGTTGAAGCAAGAGTACGTGGTAACACAAAGGTTGGTAAAGTGCTTAAAGAGCACGGTTTCAAAAAGCCTTATGTAGGTACTGGTCTTCATTGTTGGAATCCTTCCAATGTAAATACTCAAGATATGAGTGCTAAAAAAGCTGGTGCTGAGGCATATGCCGCAATCATGGAAAGAGACGCTGGAATCAAATGTCACGTTGCTTATCGTTTAGATTAAGGAATAGGTGTGACACTTTGTCACAAAAAAAAGTGAAAAAAAGCCTTTACATTCGTTTTAAGATGATATATAATGGCTATATAAATTGAAAAAGGAACGAAATACTATGAAATCACCTTATGATCCTACTAAAAATCAAGTTATAGTTGCTGCAATTGGTCGCAAACTGATGGATATCTCAGTTAACATGCCTATGAAAGGTTTGAAAGATGACGAAATTGCTCGATCAAATCGTATGAGCTCCTTCGGTGATGCTCTTACTCGCTTTGGTACATCATTTGGCCCACGTAATCTTAAGGAAGTACTTAAACTTTCTGGAGTTACTCAAGCTGAAGCTGAAGAATTTCTAAAACTAGGTTACACTAAATAAGAGGCTATTAAGATGAATCGCATTAACTCTGAAGCAAACACCGCCGAACGTAATACTGAACTGCACGACATGTGCTTTTCGGATTACTTCAAGGACCTCAACGGCTTTCGCCCGCGTGGTTCTACCTGGGATTACTACCTAGGTCTTTCGGCTGAAGCTCTTGAGAAATCACTCGATCAGATGGACGCTGAGATGGAAGCGCAGATAAAAGAGTCTAAGCTTCAAAAAGAAGAAGACGTCGCGGCCATGAAAGCTGAAATTGCTAAGGCAATTGCGTTAGGCGCTGGTGATGAAACAACTGCTCTTAGGTGGATTACTGAGGGTGAAGATTTTTACTCAGGTCAGTGTGTTGAGCACTTCGTCTGGGATCGTGGTATTCTATTCACTGATTACGGCAGAGAGCTTGTTGAAAAGCTCCTTGATGTAGTAACATTTAAGGAATACGCGTAATGACTGTTTGGCATGAGAAGCAACGAATCGGTTGGTTCGATGAGTCTTATAAGTACAAAGGCTATGTTCTTGTGAACGAGTTGATCGAAGATTCCGACGGCTTTTATAAGAACAGCTGGATGTGGGGCAAAGAAGATGGAGAGTACGTTCTAGAGTGCATAGAACTTGAAGGCCTAACTAGTAACTCCTACTCTAACTTTTCTGAAGCACACAAAGTGTTTACCCAGCTAATGGATGAAATAACTTCAAATTAATTTAAAATAACTGTTGACATTCGTTCTTAAATGATGTATAATAGTACTATAAATTAATAAGGATATATTATGAAAAACCAAAATAGAACTCAAGCTTACTACACAACTGTTAAAATGATCGATGGACAAGTTGCTCCAGAAGATCAAGCGTCGCTCGACGGTCTTAAAATGGTTGTCAAAATGCACAACACAGCTCACCCTCTCGAAACACCAAAGCGTGTTAAACTTCAAGGTAGAGGTCCTAGGGCAGTGCATTCCGAAGCAAGATATGGTAAAGGTAGAAGGAGAGGTTATGATCAATCTCTTCCACTAAGTCTTGCTACTCATGCTGACGTTTACGTCTACGATAGAACTTAAGGAACTTTTGTAATGGATATTGAAACTCTTCAAAAACTTGATAAAATGCCTTTGGAAAAAGCTCGTGAAGAAGCACTAAAGATGCTTAGTCCAAAGACTAAACCGCGTGCTTTAAATCGTCTTCAGTACGATCTTGACAAGGCACCAAATTCAGCTGAAGTATCTCGTATCATGTGGCAAGTATATCTCTCCGGCAGTGGTCTTGGTACAGTAGGATCATCTTGGCGGAAAGAATACCATGCCTAAAAAGCTTACCCTCCCAGAGCCTCTCATCCTTGAATTAAACGAGGATGAGTTGGCGCATATAGAAACTATGGCTAAAGAAATGTATGCTTGCGACGTACGTAGACGTGACCGTAGCTATGAAACTGTATATGCTCACACAAAGGCTGGCGTCATTCTTGAATTTGCTTTGGTTCGACAAGGTGGTGTAATGAATCCCGCTGAGTTTGACCACACTGTTCCCTCATCTCATAACTGGGATGTTGATTGGAATGGATTTAGATGCGAAGTAAAGAATGCTGCAGATCCTGTAGGCAAAAAATACGAAACCAAGTGGCTTACGATCTCAAACTATATGGGACAAAAGCTAGCTCGCAATCGCAAGCTCTATCCAAAATGTGTTGACATTGTTATCTTTGGATGTTATAATAAATTATCTGAAAATACTTATGATGTAAGATGGAGATGTGTTGCACCTTTTGATACTATTCGTGAAAACCTTAGACCATGTAATACTAAGTTCGATAACAACTTTATTGTCGATCAGTATGGTAACAAAAAGCTTAAGTTTTTCTACAATAAAAACGGTGACCCACGCTCTGTATATAATGAAAGCGTATATTAAAAGGATATATTATGAAGTTTGATAACGACAAACCACCAATTGATCTCGTTCCATCTGAAGCTATTATTGCTGCGGCTGAAGTGTTTGCTTTTGGTGCTCAAAAGTATGGCAAAAATAATTGGCGTAAAGATGTTAATAAGTTTCCATCAACACGTCATTATGGATCAATCATGCGACATCTCTTAGCTTGGAACTCAGGCGAAGATATTGATCCTGAAAGTGGATTACCACACACTCATCACGCTCTTACACAAATGATGATACTTATCATGTGTCAAGCCGAAGCTACTGCTGAAGATTTTGATGATAGATTTAACAAAGAAACTGATTACAATGAATAATTATGATTATAAAAATAGAAATTCAGATCGATACTGAAAATAAAAATGATATCGAAAAGCTACAAGATCTTTATAGAATTGTAGAAGACCTAGAATCAAACTCGAATGAAGGATATTATTATGGCGATGATGAAAGTAAGTGACGTACGTGAATATTTCAAAAGCGAATTAGCTGCTGAAAGATTTACTACTGATAAAACAGGTGCTAAAACTATTGAGATGCTCGGCGCATCTTTTGTTGCTGATGAAGAAGCAATCTTTGGTAAACCAGCTCCTAAGTATATCCAAGCTGAACTCGACTGGTATGAAAGCCAATCAACGAACATTAATGATATTCATGGTGATGAAAAAGAACCACCAATGGCTTGGCAATATTCAGCTAATGACGTTGGTGAAATCAATTCAAACTATGGCCATATTGTTTATTCTGATAAGTACTTCAATCAATACCGAAATGCTATGAATGAATTGCTTCAAAATCCTGATTCACGTCGTGCTCAAATGGTCTATAATCGTCCATCTATCTGGGCCGAATACAATGAAAACGGTAAGTCTGATTTCATCTGTACTAACGCTCAGACCTTTTATATTCGTGATGGTAAACTACATATGGTATCTCAAATGCGCTCTAATGACGTAGTCTTTGGCTATAAAAATGATTACGCATGGGCTCAGTATCTAATGGATAAGTTCGTTAAAGAATATAACGTTGAAGCTGCTGATAATAACATGAATACATTCGGTACACCTGCAATCAACAGCATTACTAAAGGTGATCTTATCTGGCAAGTAATGAACTTACACGTGTATGACCGACACTTCAACTTGGTAGAATAACATGAGTAAAATGGGCGCTTACGTTCTTGAGCAACAAGAAAAAGAGTATGATTCTTATTTCCGCGAGTCAGACCGACGTGCTAATCAGCTTATAAAATCAAATAAGATTGATGAGCTGTTAGTTATTACTATGGAAGAATGCGGTGAGTTAACACAAGCTTGTAGTAAAGTAATAAGAACTAAAGCCCTGCAAGAAAAGTTTACCAATAACTTAAAAGATGAAATTGGTGACGTGGCAGCAATGATTGAATTACTCAAAGAATTTAATCTCGTTTCTCAAGCAGAAATAGATCAAAGAATTGCTGTTAAGAAAAAGAAACTAGAACAATGGAGTACTCTCTTTGAACGATAACGTAATCTTTTTAAAGAATAACGACAAATGGCATATGCGATTTATGGATATGGCCGAGATGATTGCAACATGGAGTAAAGATCCATCAAGTAAGATTGGTTGTGTAGTCGTTAATGATGAGCGAAGAATCCTAGCAACAGGCTATAATGGATTTCCAAAGGGTATTGATGATACCGAAGTAAGGCTCAACACTCGTGAATTAAAACATAAGCTTGTAGTTCATGCTGAAATGAACGCTCTTATGAATGCTTTATATTCAGGTGTAAGCCTTAAAGGTTCAACGATGTATGTACATGGATTGCCTATTTGTCCTGATTGTGCTAAGTGTGTTATACAAGCCGGCATTAAAGAAATAGTAATTCCAACTGATAAAACTGACCGAGCCGAATGGCAAAAAGTTTGGGAAGAACATTCTTTGCCAATGTTTTCAGAAAGCGGTGTACAAGTTACAATTCTTGGTGTATAATAAGTATTATGACTTATTTAGTTACCGACAATTGTGTAAAATGTAAGCACACCACGTGCGTATCAGTTTGTCCTGTAGATTGTTTCTATGAAGGACCTGATATGTTGGTTATTAATCCTGATGAATGTATTGACTGTGGAATATGTGTACCGGAATGTCCAGTTGATGCGATTGTATCTGATGTAGATCTACCTGAACCAGATAAAATTATTTGGATGGAAAGAAATGCTAAATATAGTCAGATATGGCCAAACATCGATGAAGAAAAAGCTCCGTTAGAGGATGCTTATGAATGGGAAAACATACCACATAAATTTGAGAAGTTTGTAGAATGAGTGTATTAGTAATTGGTCAAAATCCTGGTAACAATCCAAAGACTGCTACGTATAAAGGTCATACTATAGTTCGCCTTAACGAGTGGTGTGATGATCTTGGTATCAACAATTATAGCTTTGCTAACGTAGTAACTCAAAAGGGTAAAGTTAAAATGAAGGATGTTGATTTTGACAGACTGAGAGGTTTAGTTGAAGATCATTCTAAGGTTTTAGCTTTAGGAGTTTTTGCGAGCAACTGTTTATCGGTCATAAATAAATCACACTTCAGGCTCCCGCATCCATCGCCACTTAATCGGCAAATGAATGACAAGAAGCTTGTAAAACAAATTTTAGCTGAATGCAAAGAATATTTAATATAGGAGTTATATAATGAAAGTTGCTTTTATCTTTGGAAAGGGCATCGAAGGATGCGGCGTTACTAAAGGTGCAAACATATTTGAATCGTGGTTGGTATCACAAGGACATGAAACCATTGTAATTGATTTTGATAATAAACAAAAATTTGGTCGTGCTAAAGATACTGAATGGAAAAGTACTATTCACCGCGTTGAATCTGATCATGAACTTGAAGACGCACAGCCAGTACTTGATGAAGTAAACACTTGCGACATTGCAATCATACACTCATTCCCAACCCGCAAAAATGGAAAGTACATCGATCGTTTCCGTGAATTTGTCGAAGGCATTGGAGATCCAATCATTGTAATACACGACCATGCTATTACAAAGAACACTATTAACAGACAAACACAAGCCGCTGAGTTGTTTTCTTTAGCAGACATTGGTGTTACACAATCATTTGAAGGTTACTCTAACGAGTGTTATCTGCACACTGATCCGGGCCTTGAAGGTCGACTAATGGAGAATCCAATATGGGTTCGTACTGGTGAATACGACAAACATCGCGCATCCCTTGAAGATCGTAAAAAGCACTTTATGTACATGGGTCGTATGTCAACACTTAAAGATCCAGGTATGATCTGTCGTATTGAACCATATCTAAAGAATGACTGGGATTTAACTTTGATGGGTTGTGAACGTTCTATCTCATCTATTGGAGATCCAAACTCTAAAACTCTTGCCACTGATGCAGCACCTTACCATAAATCATATCAACCAAAGATTAAATTTGTTGGTACAAATTCTGCTGGCGAACACTATGAACCAGCCAAAGAAAAAGAAAAGACTGGTACAACTATTACAGCATATGATAGTTACAAATATGATTTTGGAATGAGTCAACTCGGTAGTTCTACAGCAGCATGGTGTGGATATCGTCTCGGTGATCCAAAAGAGTATGGCCATCGTATGGAATATACTGTAATTGAATCATTCCTTTTATCTCTTCCTGTTATCAGTAAACACTTTGCTGAAAACGCAGTATCACCTGAAGGTAAAAAGTGGGGTGAATACTATGGACCACTTATATCTGAAGCGACATGTGAAGAAGAGTTAGCAGCAGAATTGAATAGAATTTATGATAACAAAGAAGAGTGGGAAGCACGTACAAAGGCTTGTCAAGAATTAGTTTATAACTTTAATGATATTGAAGTGCTTGGTCCTAAGTTCTTAGATTTTGTGTTGACAAAAGGAAAAAGGCGTGATAATATAAACTTTATAGATAGGATTTCAAGTTATTTTCCAAGTGCAAAACAACGACGTGAAGCTGGTGAGATTATTGTATCAACACCAGGCAGTGTATTAAATGAAAAAGCATACACTCTTGTTGATGGCAGACAAAATGAAATCAAAGAACCTAAAGAAACGGGTGCAACACTTGAGGGATTTTTTTAATGTACCATAAACGTATTGTAGTAGATTTTGACGACACACTTGCCTTTCATCAAAACCGCGAGTTTGATAAGGCTTTACCAAACAAACCTCTTATTAAGAAGTTGAATAAGCTGCACGCCGATGGTTGGCAAATCGATATCTTTACGGCACGTGGTTCTATATCATGTGAAACTCGTGAAGATGCTCGAGATAAGTATGAAAAAAGCATGCTCAAATGGTTGAATAAGCACAAAGTAAAGTTTAATATGCTCTCATTTGATAAACCATTAGCAGCTTACTATATTGATGATAAAGGTATTATGCCTGAGGATTTCCTTGAAGTAGATATTCGTGAACTTGAAGGTGGATTATCTGGTGGTGAAATCTTTACTGATGGTAAAGTAGTACATAAGCAAGATAATAATGCTCACCAAACACGTGATTGGTTTGAAAGAGCTGAAAAGATTGGTATTAAAACACCGGCTATTCATCGTGTTGTTGGTGAAACAATTACTATGGATTATATTGATCACGATGAAAACTTCTTTAAAGAAAACTTTTGGATGGCTTTAGCTACAGTTCAAACACAGTTAGATAAAATGAAATCATTAAAGCCTGTTAATAATAAATCCTATATAACATTTAGTAGTTATATTGATCGTATTGAAGAACACGCTAAAAACTCAGGCCAGAAAAAACTAATGGATGTTGCTTCGAGTTTAAACAAATATAAAATAAAGCGTGGATATTCTCACGGTGATTTCGGTATTAAAAACATCTTATTCAATAACTGTGATGCTCATTTGATCGATCCAATTTGTGATGTGTTTGGTTCTACTGAACTCGACGCTGCTAAGTTTTGTGCAAGCCTATTAATTAACAAGTACCCAAAGAAACTATTCGGTCGATCTTTAAATTATTTGGCTATGGCAAATGATATAAATAGAGATATGCTGATATCATTGGTAGCAGCTGAAGTGACTAGGGTGTATAAGTACCACCCTAACAAAGATTTTATTATGGAGTGTATTGATAATGTTTACAAACAAAGCTGAGATAGCAAGAAAAGTTGGTAAGCCTGTTGAAGAAGTAAGAATTGGTTTTACCTGTTCTACTTTTGATTTATTGCATGCTGGTCATATTGTAATGCTACAAGAAGCTAAAGAGCTTTGTGATTATCTCATTTGCGGGTTATTAACCGATCCTACGGTTGACCGTCCTGAATCAAAAAATAAACCAATCCAAACTCCGTTTGAACGTTATGTTCAATTGGCGGGTTGTCGTTTTGTTGATGAAGTCATTCCATTTAGTACAGAACAAGAAATCGTCGATATGATTTTGACTATTCAGCCACACGTTAGAATTGTTGGCGAGGAATATAAAGGCACAGATCATACAGGTGTTGGCTTATGTTCTATTCACTATAACAAACGTAAGCACTCGTTTTCATCTACCGATTTAAGGAATCGTGTAGTAGAAGCATGCGCAGGAGAAAATAAATGAGTTATACACACGCATCCATCGTACCCTTAATTGGTGGAGAGACTATTGGTTCACATAAAGCATTTGGTACTAAACCACTGCACTTTATGTCATATGAAGCTTTTGCTGCTAACGATAGTCACATCTTAAATTATTATAATAATGAAATTCCTTATTATGTTTTAGATAAGGATCAATCACCACCTACTAACGAACGTGCGGATGTAGTATCCTCGGTATGTCCTTGTGCTGGTTTATCAACTATGTCGATGGGATATGGAGATGATAACGCAAATAACAAATGGTTGGTCGAAACAGCTAATTATATCTTAGGTGAATATAAGCCAAAAGTATTCTGGGGAGAGAATGCTCCTGGATTTGCTGGTAAGATTGGTGCAACAATTCGTAATCAAATGAAAGAAATTGGCAAAGCAAATGGATATACAATGTCCGTATATCGTACTAAATCTCTATTGCATGGGTCACCACAAGTACGCGAGAGGTCATTCTATTTCTTCTGGAAAGGTAATACCACACCTCTTTTAAGCTATTACAACAAGCCTCATACTCCTATTGAGGAAGTAATCCGTGGTGTTAAGTCTAACTTCCAAACTGAAGTAATCAATCATAAGAAAAAGCCAACAGACAATCCATATTACAGATTCATCTTAGAAGAAATTCATGGTGGTCGTACTCATGCTGAACATGCAAATGCTATTGAGCCAACTTCAGCTCGTGGCGCATGTGTTTATAGTTATATTGAACAACAAGGTTATAACTATTTGCAAGTAGCAGAATGGATGGAAAAGAATGGTTATGAACGTGAAGTAGAAAAATGCAAATACAAACATGCTAAATTAGAATCAGGTAAAAGTATTATGCGACGTGGAGTAACAATTCCAAAAGATCGTATTGGTGCTTTTGTTGGTCATTATCCTTTAATGCTAGCTCACCCTGATGAAGATCGCTTTATTAACTATCGTGAAGCAATGACTATTATGGGATTACCTGAAGATTTTGAATTGGTTGGTGCATCACCTAAGAATGCTAATCACATTTGTCAAAACGTTCCAGTACAAACAGCGACTGATATGGCGGCTGAAATTAAAAAATATTTAGATAATGAACTAGTAACAGTTGACACAGACTTCGTTATGCAGTATAATCATAGACAGAAAGCAGATTATATCGAACGCGGTTCTACACTGGAGGCATTTCTTTGAGACATTTTATAATTGACTTTGAAACAATAGGTCAAAACTCGCGGGAAGTACCTGCAATTGATTGTTCTTATATCGTATTTGATTGGGAAAGGTTTACTAGTGATAATCCTTATTCCTTTAAAGAACTTGTGCTTGGTATGCAACAAGCTAAGTTTGATATTAAAGATCAAATGGTAAATCATGGATGCAAATATAATGAACGTGATTTGCAATGGTGGTTAGATCAGCCACCTGAACTTCGTACAAATATGAAACCATCACAGCAAGATCTTAGCGCAGTACAGTTTATGGAAAAGCTTATTGATTATCTTCGTAGTGAACAGCCAATAGATTATTGGTGGTCAAGATCAAACTCTTTTGATCCAGTTATTCTAGATCGTATTGCACAAAATGCTAATAAACAAGAATTACTAGGTCAGTATCTTAAGTATTGGGCTGTACGCGATACTCGTACATTCATTGATGCTAAGTTTGACTTTAACGTGCCAGGCGGTAAAAACGGATTCATTCCTGTGTCCGATGTAGCAAAATGGGAATACAACTTTAAAGCACATGATAGTAAACATGATGTTGCTGCGGATATACTCCGATTACAAACAATTGTTAGAGCTGAGGCAGACATGGAGCAAATTGAAATATGAACATTGAAGTAAGTATTGAAGAATTACGAAAACAAAAAATCTTTATAGGTACACCTATGTATGGCGCTCAATGTGCTGGTACCTATACTAAAGCAACGGCAGATCTTGCTACGATGTGTGCAACAAACGGTATTGGTATTCATTTCTATTACCTATTTAATGAGAGCTTAGTTCAGAGGGCACGTAACTATATTGTTGATGAGTTCTTAAGATCTGACTGTACTCATTTATTGTTTATTGATGCAGACATTACGTTCTCACCGCGTGATGTACTAGGCCTATTGGCAGTCAATTTAAAAGATCCAGAAAAATATAATGTTGTAACTGGTCCTTATCCTAAGAAAGCAATTGCATGGGAAAAGGTTGCTAAGGCAGCACAAGCAGGTCTTGGAGATGAAAATCCGTTTGCTCTAGAAAATTACTCAGCTGATTATGTCTTTAATCCAGTTGCTAAGCAAAGTTCATTTAAAATGAATGAGCCTATGGAAATTGGTGAAGGTGGTACAGGCTTTATGCTTATTCCACGTGAAACTCTAGAAAAGTTTGCAGAGGCTTATCCAGAACTTGAATACAAACCAGATCATGCTCGTACTGATAATTTTGACGGAAGTCGAA